TAGCGCTAAGAATCCTAGCGGTAAGATAACTTTCAGTAAAGAAGTTACTGCCCAGCTATCCAAAAAAGCCGCTGACCATAATGCAAAAGGTAAAGGATCAAAAGCTACTCTGGGTATGCTCAAAGCTGTTTATCGTCGCGGCGCTGGCGCTTTCTCAACAAGTCACGCACCAAAAATGAGTCGTCATGGTTGGGCTATCGCTAGAGTTAACGCTTTCCTAACACTACTTAGAACTGGCAAGCCTTCTAATTCAGGTTACACACAAGATAATGATTTGTTACCTAAAGGTCATCCTAAAAAATCTAAAGCAGCAGAATATCAAGGAAGAAAAGTAAAACTTGGAAAACCTTTTAGAACTCCAGACGGTCCCAAGAAGTTTAGCGTATATGTTAAAAATGAAAAGGGTAATGTTGTCAAGGTTAACTTTGGCGATCCTAATATGGAAATCAAAAGAGATGATCCTGCTAGACGCAAAAGTTTTCGCGCTCGTCACAAGTGCGACACAAATCCCGGACCAAGATGGAAAGCTAGATATTGGTCTTGCAAAAAGTGGTAGTATAATCTATAATACAGTTAGCTGGATTCAAGAAGTCATACAATTCAATATTGTGTTCATCCCTTCATCCAGCGCTATATTATTAGACTATAACTTAGGAAACATTGAATGATAAATTTGATTGCACCCATAAATACTTTGGGTTACGGGGTAGCGGGATACAATATACTTAAAGAATTATACAAGATAGATAACTCTGTGTCCCTCTATCCCATTTCTCAGCCGCAAGATTTTGAAACCGAAGAACTTTATGCGGCAATATCAAATCAAGAAAGATGTCTTATTGATAGACCCTGTGTTAAAATCTGGCATCAAAATGATTTGACTACTAGGGTAGGTAATGGTAAGTTTATAGGCTTTCCAATCTTTGAGCTTACTCATTTTAACGCAAAGGAAATAACAAGCCTTCATCATTGTAATAAAATATTTGTTTGCTCTAAATGGGCTAAACAGATTATCTTACAAAATACAAAATTTAAAGATGAAGATGTGCATGTTGTACCTCTTGGTGTTGATAATGATATATTCTCACCATCAGCGATTTCTGGAAGGCGATCAACTGTCTTTTTAAACTGCGGTAAATGGGAAAAAAGAAAAGGTCACGATATACTTCTAGAATGCTTCAACGAATCCTTTTCTGAGAATGATGATGTGGAACTATGGATGATGTGTGATAATCCATTTATAGGAGAGGGAAACAAGAATTGGCAAGACCTCTATAAAAATTCTAAGCTAGGAAGCAAAATAAGAATTATACCAAGACAGAAAACTCATCAGGATGTAATGAGCATTATGAGGCAAGCCGATTGTGGTGTATTCCCCTCAAGGGCGGAAGGTTGGAATCTTGAACTATTGGAAATGATGGCTATGGGTAAACATGTTATTGCAACCAATTACTCTGCGCATACAGAATTTTGCACACCAGTAAATTCAAGGTTGATAAATATTGACAATCTAGAAACGGCTTTTGATGGTGTGTTTTTCGATGGTCGGTGTGGAATGTGGGCAGAAATTGCCCAAGACCAGAAAGACGCTACAATAGAGTATATGAGAGATGTTCATACGTTAAAACAAGACGGACAACTTATTACAAACCAAAACGGTATAGACACCGGAAAACAATTTAGTTGGAAAAATTCAGCACAGGAGTTGATAAATGGATTATGATTTTGACGATGTAGATCTTACGCCTAGACAAATATTAAATCTTTATAAGGATGGTTTTGTAGGTAGCGTATGTGACCCAGAAGACACGGCGGCTCTACTGGCAGAACTTCCTACTCCTGTATTTGCAGCATCTGCTCATAGTCTATACGATTCTGGTAAAGGTAAATTAAGCCTTCCTTTCAAAGCTTTATTAGAGTTTGATTCCGGTTTTGGCCCATCAGAAAAACAGACCACGGGGGATTGCGTTTCTCATTCCACTAGAAACGCTGTAGATATTACTCGCGCAGTAGAAATTAAAAATGGAGACAGAGAGGATTTCGTCGCTCGCGGTGCAACCGAGGCTATATATCAGTCAAGAAGTCATATGGGGCAAGGCATGACCTGTTCTGGTGCTGCTAGATATGTTCATCAGAACGGCGGAGTGTTAGTTAGAAAGAATTATGGAGATGTTGATTTATCTAAATATAATTCTAGCTTAGGCTCAAGAAAAAAAATACCAAATAATGTGTATAAAACAGAGGCTCAAAAGCACCAAGTTAAAACTATATCTAATATCAGAACGGTGGAGGAAGCTAGAGATGCGTTGGCTAACGGCTATGCTCTTTCTGTATGTTCTGGGTACGGCTTTTCTTCTAGGAGGGATAGCAATGGTATCGCTAAAAGGTCTAGTGGTTGGAATCACGCTATGGCTTGGATTGCTTGTGATGATACAAACAAAACATTAAAAGAAACCTTGTTTCTGGTTCAAAATAGCTGGGGCAAGTGGAACAGTGGACCAAGGGTTCACGATCAGCCAGAAGGTAGTTTTTGGATCAGGGAAAAGGATGCTAGAGGTATGTTGTCGGGTGGTGGCGCTTGGGTGTTCAGCGATGTAGATGGATTCCCTGCTAGAAAAATAGATTGGACAATCAATGAGGTATTTTGATGAACACACAACAAAGAGCGTTAATAGGTGTTGCAATTATAGCTGGTTTTATTTTTTTTCAAAGTAAACCAGCAGAGTCGTTGACAACAAGCGATATACAGCCTATAATTGATCAGACAGGCGAGGCATTTGACATAGCTCAGGCTAAGGTTTTTAATATTGTTCCTGATGATGACGACGAACCCTTGGGACCAGATCCAGACGTTAATAAGTGTATATGTAGAGGTACTGGAAAGATAGCGCAAGGGGATGGTCATACAACCGACTGTCCGTATCACTCTGTTTCTAGTCCTGCTCCTGTGGTGAACGAAGTCGAAGCGGTAGAGATAAGGGCGTACTGTCCTACAGTAACTATAGAAAATCAAAAAAAAAATTGCAGAAAACCTCTACTGTGGTTTCTACGGATGAGGTAAAGGTAAAGCCAAGAATGAAACAGGTTTTATTCTTTACGGCAAGTTGGTGTGGCCCATGTCAGCAGTGGAAAAGAACAGAGTTAGCAAAATTTAAAACTAATTCTAAGTGGAAAATATCAGAAAAAGCAGACGCTATGATAAGAATTGTAGACATTGATAAACCGTCAAACAAACAGCTTATGTTTAACAAAAAAACAAGATCAGTTCCAGAGTTTGTTTTACTGGTAAATGGTAAATATAATTCTCATAAAGTAGGTTTTCAGTCTGCGGAAACTATAGGAAAGATGTATAATAAGAAGTAGTGTTTATGTCCTTCGTTAGAAGGGTTTGTTTTTAGAAAATGTAAATTGGAGTATGTTATGGATAAGTTGAAATCGTTGGCAAAGTCACGTAGATTTTGGGCGTCTGCGGTTGGTCTGGTTGCAGTTGTTGCTTCAGACTCTTTTGGAGTAGAGCTTAATCAAGAGCAGTTGCTTGGTATAATTACCATTGTTGCGGCTTGGGTTATTGGCGATACTGTACGCGAAACCAAATAATAGGAATTTAAAATGGGTGAGCTTAGTACACTACAATTAATAATAATTGGAATTGGAGCTTTAATCGCTCTGCCGGTGGTCTTTGACTTTTTTAAAGGGGTTTCATTACCCTCCGCACCAAAGTCTAGGGCAAAAACAAGCACTTCTATTACAGTTAGTCAATGGGAAGCGCTTTATTCTTCTTGTAAAGATTTATGTCTGACGGACGCCTGCGATAAATTAGACGAAGTTTTTCCTTTGTTGGTTAAGAGAGACAAGATTTGTCTTGAAGAACGGGAGGATGAAATTGAAATCCTCGAAGATTAGAACAGTACTAGGCTTGCTTATAGTTCTTGTAGGATTATTTTTACCTCAAATTCAGGAACGGATTCCTGATTTGATACCTAAGCCCAGCGCTCCGGTTGTTGATATAAAAGAACCTACACAGGAAATAAAAGATAAAACACTAAAGGTTTCTGAAAAAGTTACCGATACTAAAGATAGACTTGACCTTTGTGTTTTTAACAAAGTATTTTCAGAAAGAGTCTTAGGTTACGATGCTGATGTGCAGCAGGTAAATGATATCTATACAGAGTCTGGAAAGATATTGTTTAAAGATTCTCTAAAAGGTAAGTACGATGGATATGGTGCAGGCGTTGTATCTTTGATATCGGAAATTACAGGAAACGAAAACCATCAATTAACGCAGGAAGAAAAGCAGCAAATTAGCGAAGTATTTTCTGGGCTTGCTTGGAATCTGTCTAAATGAAAGTAAAAATAACATATATAATTCTAAAAAAAGATATCAACGCTAGAGTTACAGATGATTCACATTTAAAAGTATATCTTGATGATAACTATAGCTTTCCTTTTCGTTACATATCTACAAAAAGCGAATACGAAACGTTAAAAGAAATTTCAGATAAGCATTTAAATATTGAGTTTGATTGGATTAAAAAGGATCTTTTTAGTTTTGAAGTGTTGGATAATCAAGAATGTGAAGTAGTATATTTAGGATACGTGCCTCATGTTTCAGACGCAGAAAAAACAGGATCTTTTTACAGTTTACGAGAGCTTTCAGATATAGGAATAGATTTAAAAACAAATTATGAAAGAGCAATTTTCAGAAGAGGAAAATCAACTATCGCAAGATAATCCGATATGTCAGCTTTTAGTTTACACAGAGGAAGACGGTAATATATACTTTACTTGCGACTGGACGGACCACGAAGATTCAGTCACTAGCTTAGGTGCTATGCTTTATAGACTATCGCAAGGAGAATTGGTAAAAGAAATTATTGATAATTTAAAGTCTCAATGCGTATTAGAAGATAGAGAGGCAGACTACCATAAAATATCTACAATTTACGCTAGTTTAAAAGCGTTAAAAGAATCAGTAGAAGAAGTGTCAGAAGATAAAGTAGTCGTGAATCCAATAGACGCAACTACCTTTTAATAAGC